CCCCGGCATCAGCACCCACCCCGACGACACGGACCTCGTCGTGGCGCGCTACGAGGCCCTTGGCTACAGCGTGACGCGCTACGCCAACGGCAGGGACGGCTACGTCAAGGGCCTTTTGGAGCCGCTCAGGGCCGTTGGCGTGGTCGGCGACAAGCATGTGCCCCGAGACTACCTGCAAGGCTCTGTGAAGCAGCGCGAAGCCCTCCTGGCGGGCCTGCTGGACAGTGACGGGCACTGCTCGCTGTCGGCGGGTCACATCGAGTTCTGCTCGACCCTGCGCTGCCTTGCCGATGCGGTGGTTGAGTTGGCGCGTTCCCTCGGCCAGAAGCCCGTCCTGCTGGAAGACCGGGCGCGGCTCAACGGCAAGGACTGCGGCCCGCGCTACCGGGTCAAGTGGCGCAGCACCTACCAGCCGTTCTCGCTGCCCCGCAAGGCTGCGGCGTGGCGCACGCCCGGCGCTCAGGCCCTGCGCAACCGGCACCGCATGATCGTCGCCGCCGAGGAGGTGGCGCCGGTGCCCATGCGCTGCCTGACGGTCGACAGCCCGAACAGCATGTTCCTGTGCGGCGAGGCGATGATCCCGACGCACAACACCCGGGTCGGTGCCGAGTGGCTCGGGCAGAAAGCCTCCCGGGACACCAACAAGTTTCCGTTCCGGGTCATCGCCCCGACGCTCAACGACGTGCGGTTCACCTGCTTCGAGGGCCAATCCGGCCTGCTCAACGTCATCCCGCCCGAACTCGTCGCCGACTACAACAAGACCAACCTGCTGATCACCCTGATCAACGGCGCCACGATCCGCGGCTTCGGCACAGAGGAGCCCGAGCGACTGCGGGGGCCAAATAGCGCCGGCGACTGGGGCGACGAGGTCGCGGCGTGGATCCGCGATCAAGAGGCGTGGGACCAGGCCGCGTTTGGTCGGCGTCTCGGCGTCAACCCGCAGGTCGTCTGGACCTCGACGCCCAAGCCCAAGACCCTGATCCGCAACCTGACCGAGCCCAAGCCCGGGCGCATCATCATCCGGGGTTCGACCTACGACAACCGCGAGAACCTCGCAGAGTCGTTCTACGACGAGTTGAAGAAGTACGAGGGCACCAAACTCGGGCGGCAGGAACTGGAAGGCGAACTGATCGACGCCGAGGAGGGCGGCATCATCGCCCGCTCCTGGTTCAAGTTGTGGCCGGCGAGCAAGCCCCTGCCCAAGTTCGAGTGGATCATCATGTCCCTTGACACGGCCTTCACCGAGCGCACCCTCGACAAGCGCACCCACGACCCGGACCCGTCGGCCTGCGCCGTGTTTGGCATTTTCTGGCACGAGGACGTGATGAACGTGCTGGTCCTTGACTGCTGGAGCGACCACCTCGGGATGCCCGACCTCATCACCCGGGTGAAGCGCGAATTGAACACCGCCTACGGCGACGACGAGGACACGGCGCTCATCAAGCCGATGTTCGGCCCCGCCAAGCCCATGACCAGCGGTCGCAAGCCCGATCTGCTCATCATCGAGGACAAGGGCAGCGGCATCAGCCTGCGCCAGTCGCTGTCGAAGGAAGGCATACACGCCTACCCCTACAATCCCGGTCGCGCCGACAAGCTGGCCCGCCTGCATATGGTAAGCCACCTGTTCGCTCGCGGTTATTTTTGGTTGCCCGAAAGCGAGAAACGGCCCGGCAAGCCGCGTACTTGGACCGAGCCCGCGCTGGACCAACTTTGCTCCTTCCGGGGCGGGGGTTCCATCAAGCACGACGACTTCGTGGACGTTTTCAGTCAGGCTTCGCGTGTCATTATGGACAAGGGCCTACTTTCCGGTGTAAAGCGTGAAAGCAAGTCCGTCCGCGAGGCCCCGGCACCGCCGAAACCCCGCGTGAACCCCTACGCCATCTGAGGCCCGCATGGATCCCGAAGACGACCAGCCGGAAGAGGGCGAGTTCTACGAGGTCGAGGACGACAGCGAGAGCGATGTCGTCGACACGGAGGACGGCGGCGCTATCGTCACGCTGGACGAGGGCGACAGCGACGAGCCCTCCAGCGATTTCCTACAGAACCTGGCCGAGACACTGCCTGAGACCGAACTGAAGGCTCTTGCCACTCAGTTTCTGGACTTTGTGGAGCGCGACCGGGAGGCCCGGGCCAAGCGCGACGAGCAATACGAGGAGGGCATCCGTCGCACCGGCCTCGGGGACGACGCGCCGGGCGGCGCGCAGTTCCAGGGCGCGAGCCGTGTTGTCCACCCGATGCTGACCGAGGCGTGCGTGGACTTCTCGTCCCGCGCCATCAAGGAGTTGTTCCCGGCAGGCGGGCCGGCCAAGGACTTCATCCCCGGCAAGGTCACTCGCGAGAAGGTGCTGAAGGCGCGTCGCAAGACGGCCTACATGAACTGGCAGTTGACGAAGCAGTCGCCGGAGTTCCGCTCGGAACTGGAGCAGCTTCTGACGCAGGTGCCGCTCGGCGGCGCGCAGTACCTCAAGGTCGGCTGGAAAGAGACGAAGAACCGTCCCAGCTTCCTGTTCGTCGCCATCGACGAGATGCTCATCCCCTTCGCGGCGACCAGTTTCTACACCGCGCAGCGCAAGACCCACGTCCAGTACCTGACGCAACTGGACTACGACCAGCGCGTCAAGTCCGGCATGTACCGCGACGTGGACCTGGTCCCGGCGGGCATGGACCCTGACCGCACCAAGGCCGACGTCGCCAACGACAAGGTCGAGGGCCGCGAAGAGAGCGCCTTCAACGAGGACGGCCTGCGGACGATCTTTGAGATCCACACCACCGTCGACATCGAGGACGACCGCACGGACGGGCCAGCGCCCTACATCCTCACTGTGGACAAGGTGACGTCCAAGGTCCTGAGCATCTACCGCAACTGGGACGAGGAGGACGACGCGCAGGAAGAACTCCAGTGGTTCGTGGAGTTCCCCTTCGTGCCCTGGCGGGGCGCATACCCCATCGGCATCACGCACATGATCGGCGGGCTGTCCGCCGCGGCGACGGGCGCCCTGCGCGCCCTGATGGACTCGGCGCACATCAGCAACAGCCAGACCATGCTGAAGCTGAAGGGTGCCGGCATCGGTGGCCAGAGCATCGACATCCAGCCCACGCAGGTGGCGGAGATCGAGGGCGGCATCAACGTGGACGACGTCCGCAAGGTCGCCATGCCGCTGCCGTTCAACCAGCCCTCCGGCGTTCTGTTCCAACTGCTCGGCTTCCTCGTGGAGTCGGGCAAGGGCGTCGTGCGCACGACCATGGACGACGTGTCCGACGGCAACGCCAACGTGCCGGTCGGCACGACCATGGCGAAGATCGAGCAGGGCATGGTGGTGTTCAGCGCCATCCACATGCGGCTGCACAACGCCATGGGCCGGATGCTCGATATCCTGCACCGCCTCAACGGCATGTACCTCGACGACGAGGCGCAGAAGGACGAGATCGGCGAGGAGATCGCGACCCGGGCTGACTTCGCCGGGCCGATGGACGTCATCCCGGTCAGCGACCCCAACATCTTCTCCGAGACCCAGCGCATCGCGCAAATCCAGACCATCGCCCAGCGGGCGGCGGTGCAGCCGGGTCTCTACAACGCGCGCAAGGTCGAGGAGCGCATCCTTGACACGCTGAAGGTGCCGAACGCCGCCGACCTCTTGGTGCCTCCCGTCGAGCCCAAGGAGCAGAACGCGGTGGCCGAGAACGTGGCACTGACCATGGGTCGGCCCGTCATCGCCTTCCCGCAGCAGGACCACATCGCTCACCTGTCGGCGCATCTCGGCTACATGCTGAACCCGGTGCTTGGTGCCAGCCGGCTGATCGCCCCGCAGTTCCTGCCCGGCGTGCTGAACCACATCAAGGAGCACATGGCACTGTGGTATGCCCAAAAGGTCTACGAACTGAGCAACGAGGCTACGGGCATGGACATCGGCGAGGCCGTGCGCGACAACAAGAGCGTCGAGGACAAGCAGTCTTTCGACCGGATGCTGGCGGAAGCGTCGAACACCGTGTCCGCTCGTGCTGCGGATGCGTTCGGTGCGCTGCCGCCCGTGATTGAGCAGGCCGTGCAGATGCTTCAGGCCATGTCGCCGCAAGGCCCGCAGGATCCGGCGGTAATGGCCGCTCAGGCCGAGACGCAGCGCCGGGCGGAGGCTGACAAGGCCAAGGCGGAACTGGACGCCCAGCGCCTCCAGATCGAGCAGCAGGACAACCAGGTCGATGCGCAGATGCAGCAGGCCAAGATGGCCGCTGAGATGCAGGCAGACCAGATGCAGCAGCAGAGCGAAGACCAGCGATCTGCGCTGGAGATGCAAGCCCGCGTCGCGATGAACGACGCCGACAACCAGACGGCCATGTTGCTTGCCCAAATGGGCGGCGGCGAGCCTGCGGTGAACCCGAACCCCAACCCCCAGCCCTAGAGGACACCCCCCTGATGGCCAAGCCGACCGAGAAGACCAAGGGTCCGGTTCCCCAGCACCACATGCTGGCGACGACCGGAAAGCCGCGCCCTGACAACGCGCGCAAAGGGCCGATGCCGCCCAAATGACCGCCGACATGCTGATCAGGAGGCTGAAGGAGGCGCAAGCTGAACTCGCCCATGGCCTCCTGATTACGCCTGCCGGGCGGGACGCCTTCGAGTATGGCCGAGCCGTCGGCCTCTACGAGGGATACGAGAGAGCCTGGAACTTGATCGCGAACCTTTTTGAGGAATCGGAACGCGGTAAGTTCGACATCTAAGGAGCACACATGCAAAGCATTGCGAACAACATCGCCTTCAACTACGGCACCGTAGACGAGGCATTTCCGCCCTGCGACCCGCTGGTCAAGCCGTTCGGGTCACGAGTTCTGGTCCAGTTTCGGACCCCCAAGAAGGTCACGAAGGGCGGCATCATCCTGACCGCCGACACCCGCGAGACCGAGCACTACAACACTCAGGTGGCTAAGGTCGTGGCCGTCGGCGAACTCGCTTTCAAGAACCGCAACAACATGACGACATGGCCTGAAGGTGCGTGGTGCGCGCCGGGCGATTTCGTTCGCGTCCCGAAGTACGGCGGAGATCGCTGGACGGTGATGACGGATGATGGAGAGGATGAAGCCATCCTCGCCCTGTTCAACGACCTCGACATCCTTGGCCTTGTGACCGGCGACCCGCTGGCCATCAAGGCTTTCATCTAGCCTGAAGGAGCCGTTCATGGCTGACATGATGACCGAAGACGACGAACTGGAGATCGTGGAGGTCGATGAGATCCCCGAATCCGTCGCCG